ATCACCACTTTTATTAAACAATAAACTCCTATCTTCTTGATTTGGTATAATCTTTTTAATTTCATTTGAATTGAAGAACGCTTCCATTTGCCTAATAGGTCCGGCTGTATGGATGTCCATTAAAGCATCATAAAATGAATTAGCATTATTCCTATCAAATGAATAATCTCTAAACATTGTAGCTTCTTTATTTTTATCCTTTGGTAATTCAGTAGGATTCTCTGCCTCTTCTAATACGCCTGTTTTTTTCTTATAAAGAGTTTCATTATTAGTATGAAATAAAGACTCATTAGTACCTGCTTCTTTTATTTCTCCTTTATCTGTTAATCTTGTAAATTTACGAGGAGTATAGAATAACTCTTTATCTAATACTTTATTATAAATATTTTTAGATACATCAGATAATTGATCATATATGCTATCCCATTTAGACTCCCACCATTTAACAGACTCTACATTGTTTACATCGGATTTTTTTGTTACATCTTCTATATTTTCAGAATCTTTAAGTATCTTGTCATAAACCTTTTCGTATATCTTCGCAATCTTTTGCTCTTTTTCAGAACCATTCTTCAATGCTTCTACAGATTCTTTAGCTATTTTTTTATTCCTATTAAATTCTTTTTGTTGTTGTTCAGGAGTTCCAATAATAGTTCTTCTCACATCTGCTAACATACCTCTTTCTACTATATTAAAAGATGTATTAAAACTCTCTCCATTTGCTTTTCTTTTATAAAACTCTTTAACATATTGAGCATTAGCTAAATCAGATAATACTTGAACACGAGTTTTTGCATTTCTTACTTCACTCATACCTGACGCTTTCTCAAATTTCAATCCCTTTCTTACACTCTTGAACATTCTTTCAAATAGATTAGGTAGTGTAGATATTTGTTCTCCAAATAACTTTCCTATGCTTCTATTCCAATATAATTTTAATGGATGAGCTTTGATATTTGTTTTAGCAAAATCTATAGCATTCTTCTTTCCATTATAATCACGTATAACTGATTCCATTTTTGCAGTAGATTCATTCTGAAGGAAGTTGCTAAGTGCATCAACACATTCTAATGATTCTTTTTCTGAAAACAAATCCAAGTCCATATCCATAAATTGCTTAACCAACTCTTTATCTTTAGCAGATATTTCAATAGGCTCATCAGTAAATGGATCTTTGCCTGTTTCAAAGATATGCTTGATTATAGCAGAGTTCGTATCAAACATCTTCTTTATCATATCTTTGATGATAGTTTTCTTTGTGTTGTCAATTGGCTCTTCATTTTTAACCAAATCAACTAACTGCTCATAAGTTAATTCAGAAGCATCTATCCCCATAGCGTCTTGTACTTCTGCTAATTTCTCATCATATAAAGTATTATTCTGAGCCTCTAATACATTGTCTATATAATCTTTAGCCTCAGCTATTTTAACCATATCAGCAGCCTTAATTCCTTCCTCAGCACTAACTACTTTTGATCCTGCAATAGACTCCTTGATCTTAGAAGCCATCTCATTGTATGCATCTATATCTTCTACCATAGATGGCTTTATAGCTTTAAATCTTTTAACTAAATCTCTAAGATTAGCATTTTTGCCTTCATCTTTTGCAAGTTTAGATAATGATGTTCTTAATTTATTAGCTGTAGATAGCTTTTCATTATACTCAGAATCCTCAAATACCTTCGATACGTAATCTACAAACTTATCAATGCCTTTCTCATTAGTTATCTTTAATGAAGCCATTTTCTTGATAATATTATCTGCTTGTTTTGCCGTTATACTTCCTTTCTTACTCAACTCAGATATCTTGTCTGTAATCTCTTTCATCATCCCCTTAGTGGCTTCTATAGCATTCTTTTGACCACGAGCCCAAGTCTTTAACTGCTCAGCCCAAGCCTTCTTCTCAGTAGTTGTAATCTTTTTGCCTTCAACTACATTCTCAAACAACTTAGTAGGAAGTATTTTTGACGTTTGTGACTTTAAAAACTTATCAGTAAGGTACTTCTCCATCTTAGCTTGTTGCTCAGGCTTAGCATTCTTATATACGTCACTTTCCTTTAATTTTTCTATAGCCTCGTCAATATTCTTAGTCTTATACTCCTCAAGCTCAGCCTTAGCCTTCTTCATATTCTCCTTTAGCTTTTCACTTGACTTATTTCTTTCATAAGCCTCTTTAGCCCTATCATACTTATTTTGTAAGAAGTCTTTTGATTTGTTGGCATCATCAAATAAGAAGTTAATCTCTTCCATTACTTTTGCCGTATTTGCAACATCTCCGAATAACTCCTCAGGCTTAGGTGCAGTAGGTTGCTTTTCTCCAAACTTCTTTGAAAGCTCACGAGCTAATGCATCTTGTTGTATTTGATCAGCGGCCTTGTATGTTTCGCTATTTGTAAGCGTCTTCATAGCCTCTTCTCTCGCTTTAGCTAAGTCAGCCTTATACTCTTCATAGTCAGCCTTAGCCTTGTCAAGACCACGTCCTGTAGCTTTAGCTTTCTTCAATGCTTTTTCGACATATTCTTTTGACTTCGGTACTAAGAATTCAACCTCGCCCATTGTCTTTTCATAGTCAGGCAATTTGCTTATCTCAATTCCTGCAGTCTTTGTCTCAGGAGCTTTAACTACTGTTACATCAGTAGGACCACCTTCGGTTACACCAACTTCACTTGTTTTGACTTCTACTTTTTTAGATTCTCGATATCTTTTCAGTAATTCATTTACTGCTTGCTCTTCTGTTCTACCAAGAATATCTCCATATAAAGATTTTATAGTGTATGGTTTTGCGTTTTCTTTATTAAAATCAGGATTTATATAGGTTCCCTCTTTTGAATTATACTTCATTTTACCTATTTCTTCTCCATCTAAAGTAACAGCAAGATTTCCTTTGCCATCATCTTCTACCTTTGTATTTTCAAATTCATATTTAGTTCCTCCTGTCTTAGTCTCTGTTCCTTCACCTGTAGTAACCTCAGTAGGCTTGCCGGTAGTGGTAGTAGTAGTCATACCTTCTGCACTAATGGTAATAGGCTGAGCTTTAGAAGCCTCAATCATATCTTGAGACGCTTTGCTTGCCTTTGCTCTTATCTCCATTAATTCAGGATGATTATCTACCTCGCTTTCTTTTATACCACTACTAATTAACTCTTTTCTTTTTTGAATCATTTGGTCTAAAAGATCTTGATAATCCTTCTTTAATTCATCTGCAGTTTTAACTGTCTCCGGCTTAGCCTCAGCAGCTTTATGTGCCTCAAGGATAGATTTTACACGATCAAGAGTAACTTGGTCCTCAGGGTTATTCTTAGCCTCTTCCTGCCAAAATTCAACTCGTTTCTGTAAATGCTCCACAGGATTGCTAAAATAGTCCTCAGCCTCCTGCAAATCCATCTCATCGTAATTCTCAGGATTATCTATGACTTCTTGGAACTTCTGTTTTTCATCAGCGATGATTTTGCCTTGTTCGGGAGTGATTTCAAGTTGGGCGTTTCCTTCGCCCACTTTTTGCAGTCCCAACCTTTGTTCGCCTGCGAGTAGCAGAGCTTCATCTGACTTTTGCTTTTGAATGGCATCTTCGTTTGTTTTATTTGTTATTAATTCTGTTAATTGTGCGTTTAAATCCTCTAACTCTTGCCTCTTCCTATCCACATCCAACTTAGCAGCTATCCTATCTGAAGCACTCTTTAAGTTTGAGAAAATCTCCCCTGATGCGTCTAACTTTTTTTGAGCCTCCTCTATCTTATCATTCAACTCTCTTTTCTTTACAGCAAACTCAGACATGTCATATCTCTCAGCAATAGCCAATGCTTTGTTGGTGTATATCTTTTTTTGTTCTGCTGTTAAATTTTCAACACTATTTATACCATCAACAATACCATTTTTGTCTTCTATTATCTTATTAATTATATCATGAGCATCTAATTGATTTTGAATTTTTATAGCCTCTTGTCCTAATATTTGCTTATTTTTTAAATCAGGCTCTTTTAATATTGCCTTTTTCAACTCATCTCTTGCTTCTCTTAACTTTTCAACATACTCAGGAGTAAGATTTGGGGTATATGCTAAATCTAAATTAACTTTTGTCTCATTTATAACTCTACCAAAAGCATCAGCTATATTATCATTTAATACATTATCATAAAAGTGATTTGCTTCATTTTGATTTTTATATTGGCTTCCAAGATGTAGTAAGCTAAACCCTACGCCTGTGCTTGCTTCTTCAGCAAATTCTTTTGCTGTTAACATTCTACCTTCAGTTATTCCTGTCCTAAGTGCTCTTGCAGTAGTAAATACACCTGCGTTTGCAAGTGGCGTTGCTATAGTTGTAGCTATAGCACTATTAATTCCCAATTTTGATATTTGTTTAGCAATAGGATTAGAAACTTCTTCTGCAGCCTTACCAAGACCATGCATATACATGCCCTCAGCAGCACCTTTAACCGCACCTTTTATTGCATTCCAAGTTATACTCTCTCCCTCTTTCGTTTCAGCAACAGATTTCACTCCTTCTTTTACAGCCATTATTTTTGTAAATGGAGCAAACGCAGCTTCTTCTGCAAGTTTAGCAGCTTTTGGTACAACCTTTTTAAGAAAAGGACTTGCTTTTACAGTAGCCCTTTCTGCCATATTAGCCAATCTTGATTCAACAGCTGCAGGATTTTTCATAGCCGCAGCTAATAATAAATCAGGAGCCATACCGAATATATTCTTAACAACATTAATAGGTACATTGTCAGGAAGTTTTCCTTCTTGATAATCTTCAAGACCTTTAAGACCACCTTTTACTGCATTAGAAGCAACGTCTAAACTTTTTATTACTTCATTCTTTTTTTCTTGAGATAATGAAGAATTTATTATTTTTTTAATAATAGTTCCCAAAGAAGAAGTTATATCTAATGGAGAACCTCCTTGAACATGAGATTCTTCAAGTTGTTTTTTAAGGGCATCAGATATAGGAGTTTTAGTATCAGGAATATTATCATCAAAAAATCCTGTTTCTTCTAATGATTTTTTAGATGCGACAATAGCATTATCTGCAAAACTCCATATAGTTTTCAATGGCTCTGCTACAAGTGCTACAGGAACATCCATTACTTTTTCAAGAACTGTTTTAGGCCTTTCTACAATCTTCTTTGCAGGCTTAGTTAGGTCAATACCTTGAAATGGTTGACCTTGTCCCATTGGTAAATCTTGGGAAGCAGGAATTTTATTTGTAAATCCTTTAAACGGTTCTACAGGCGAAACCGAAGAAGTATCTTCCGAAGGTGATGCCGTATCGAATTTTTTTTTTGAAGGAACTGTTTCTATAGATTGTTCCACTTCAGCAGGTTGATTTGTCTGATCAACTTTTACTTGTTGAATAAAAGTGTCTAAAGGTCTTCTTTGTTCAAAAGAAGGATCTTTAGATGCAATCCATTTATGCATAGATTTTGCATACTCAACATCTTGCATTTTTTGCTTAAATTGGTCATAGTTATACCTACCCTCATAAGAAACATCTTTTCCTTTAATCCAATTGTATAAATCTTGTAAATATTTCTCGTTCATTTTTTATATTTTTATGGTGCTTGATCTCCTCCTCCCCCTATTAGTCCTTTATCTAACATATCTTGTTTTACGCTAGCAGGTACTGTTGATTCAACCCAATTGGTAAAGTTATCTTTTTCTGCTTGTACTTCATCATCATCAAGATTTACAGAAACTTTATATGTTTTATCACCATATTTAAGATTTACTGTATTATATGGATTTACTCCTACATTTGGAACAACTACAATACCTGTTCCTTTCAATGAATTAGCAAAGTCTTTTGTTGCCTGTTTGTCTTTCTTTTTAAACGCCTCATTATTAATAGAACTTATCTTGCTACTAAATTCTACTTCAGGATTTTTTTGTTCTGTTCTTGATGCCTTAACTCCTGTAAAAGTTTTTTGAGCAGTAGACATTTTTGCATTTGGATCTCCGCCACCTGTTCTTTTCATTACGTCTTTAACATTATCAATACCATGAATTTCATTACCTAATTCATTCCATTGTTGTAATGTTATATTATCAGGATCATACTTTATTGTTCTATCAGGATTAATTTTATTTCCATCAGCATTTTTTCCATAGATAAATGTAACTTCTCCATTTTTGCCAAAGTCAACATCTATAAGACCTTTATCTTGAGCCCTTTTAGTGCCAAGTAATGTTTGAACTTTAGCATTTTTTTCTGCAATAGTACCTGATTTGAATATATCTCCCCATACTCCAACAGCAGTTTCTTTCTCTTTAAGATCATTTTTCCTATTAGCTTCATCTTCTGTTGGAGGACGAGCATCATTTCTAGCAAGTTGATCTTCTTGTTTTATTTTTACTTCTTTATCATACTGAAGTCTTGCTTGTACAGTCAAGTATCTTAATGCATCAGATTGTTGTTTTTCTGTGGGCTGTGGCATAGGAGCACCTTGTCCATTAGGATCTACTTTTAATAATATAAAGTGATCATCATTTTTAGCTTCTGTTTCGTCCCAAGTAAAATCATACTGCTTACCATTCGGAGCATAAATAAGGCTATTTGTAAGAACAGATGATGTTTTATATGGAGTATCAAGACGAGATTGCAAAGCTAATTTTTCAGCTTCTTCAAACTTCATAATAATAGCTTGATCATTTTTTGGAAAATATTTACGATTTGCAATATTAAGAGTTTCAGTTGTTGTACCAAAATGATGTATTCCTCCAAGTTTAGATATAGTATTTATTTCACTACCTAAACTTCCTACAAATTCTTTTACATTTTTTTCAACATTAAATTTAGCATACTTCTGCTGCATCCATTTATTTAAACTATTTATCGTAGCAAAATCATTAGGATTATCACTAAATTCAGGCAATCCATTAGCACCCATTTTTGGTTTCCCTGTTGTTGGATCTATTACTAATTTACGTGCACCAACAGATCCATCTTTAGGATTTATAACTAATCTCGTTTGAGAAAAATTACTAAATCCTTCTATAGACTTCATTAAAAAAATATTCAAATCTTGTATTTGCTCATCAGGATTTGAAGAATTATATGCATCCATAGTGGATTTATATTCATCTTGATACTGTTTAGATAATTTGAACGCTTGGTCTGTACCATCATTCAAATTTTGTCTTTGTATTGTATAATCTTTTAATTTTAAATATCCTGATTTTAATAATCTATCCTGAAGTAATCTTGCTTTTTGACCATCTGATGCAAATTCTAAAGCCCATTCATTCATAGGCTTATTAGTACCTTGCGGTGCATTTTCAAATACATTACCCAACTCAACAGAAGCATCATCAATAGCTTTCTTTTTCTGTTCACGAATGCTCATTTCCTCCTTCAACATGTCGGTCATGTTCTTACCTATAGCATTCCAATCTACATAACTCGTGGCATCTCTTTCAACATATTTATATCCTAATGGCATATTTGTTTTATTTTAGTATTATTATTATCCTCCTATTCCCGGATTAAAAAATTGACCATACCCACCATATTGCATATATGGATTTTGATTTTGTTGATTTTGATACGTAAGTGGAGTTTGTGGTACACGCATATATGGATTAGGATTAGCATTATAAGTAGCCTGTTGCATTGGTGGTGCGCTAGTAGGCAATCCACTCGGAAGTCTTCCTGTAGATATCGGTGTTATTACAGGTGTAGTTTTATTTGCTCCTGATGAATAATATTTCTCAGCCCTAATCTGATTATATGCAGCTTTATTTTTACCATATAATGGAGCTGCAGCTATACCTTGTTGAAGTGCACTTGTTGCACTTGCTATACCTTGTTCAGTAGATGCCGTTGCTGCTTGTTGTGCATCTGCTGCCATTTGCTGTTGCCCTGCAACCTCTTCTAAATCTAATTGAACATTAACATCACGAAGACGACTATCTTCTCCTGCTGTTAATTTTGCAAGATCAGTAAGCTCTTTACCATAATCATTTCTTTCTTCTTGCTGTGCTGTATTCATTTGTGCTTGAACTCTACCTGCAGTAGCTGCTGCTCCTCTTTCACTTTCAACGCCTGCCTGAATAGCCTGAGCTCCTTGAACATTTAATGCTTCTCTTGCTAATTCATGAGGTTCTTTTTGAACTGATAATGCTGCATAATAATTTGGCTCAAGTCTTTTACGAGCTTGATCCATTGCCTTTTGAGCATCAGCTTGCGCTTGTCTTTGTAATTTTTTTTGCTTGCTTGCTTGAGCAAAAGACATACCTGCTGATACTGCTGATATACCTATACCTACTGCTGCTGCTGTTGCTATTGCCATATTATAATATTTTAATCATTTCAGATGTATACGAGTCACCTTTTATATATCCAAGTGATTCATATACTTCTATTAAGCTTTTATTTTTAATTAATGCGTATCCATATTTCCCTCCTGAATCCTCAGCTATAACCGTAAGCGAAGCGACTAATAACTTAATAGCCTCTTTCCTATTTGGTTTAACCCTATATTGCTTATTAGATATAATCCAATCTATCCAAGAAGCCTTTGAATTTGTTATATACATAAACCCTGCACAAATAGGGGTATCCCCATCCATAACCATTAGGCCACCCTTACCATTATCAGGTAAAAAATCCTTTAATGGAGCTTCCCATTTCCAATCTTCCCACCATCCTACAAGGATATCATCGTAATCGCTTTCATTTAATGCTCGTATAGTTAGATTCATATGATACAAAGATATTGAATTTAAGGAAAACTTTTCATAACTTCTGACTGAACTGCAAATAATTCTATTTTGCCTGAAGAACCATTGACTATATCAAACACACAATAATGACCTAATACCCCATGAGATTCAGCTACTGAGTTCTTAACATAGAAGAAATAATTAACATCTCCCGGTATAGCAACAGTTCCCGGAGGAGTTGCATCTATTTCAATATTATTTATTCCTGCAGGATAGTCTACATTTATTTTTGAAACTATACCTGCCCAATTCATTGCTGCTGCATCAAAATAAATATAATCTCCAATGCTAATAATACCACCTATTGATATTAATGGATCTATGCTAAACTTTACTTTAGGACCTGAAACTACATCAAAGCTATTCCCTATACCATTCACACTCCTAAGTGAAAACTGACCGCTTGTATTATTACGAATAAACGCAAAATAAGTAGCTTCTTTTCTTTCATAATAACTTGAATATACAAATCCTGAGTTTTGCAAATCTGTTTGAAATGTTCCATCCCACGTACTATCCCCCTGAAGAGATATTGTTTTAAATAGTTTATTCTCATATACTGCAGAATTAAATACACTCTGTAGTGTAGTTGGAGTAAATGCATATTCAGGATGACCTTGCCTCTCCCACCAATCATAATAAAATGTATTCCTTTCTTCGGTTGCATTATGTCTATATATATTACCACCCTTAAATGTATAGAAGTAATTGTTCATTCCAATCATCCAATCAGGATAATAAGAATAAAAAGAAACCCATCCTTTAGAGTCTTCGCTATATGATAATGTATAATTTGACATATTTATTTATTTTAAACGCAACTTGAAATTGATGCTACAACTCCATTAGTTATTTGCATTACTTTATTTGGAGTTGCTACTTTACTTATTAAATACCATCCATCTGCTAATGGAAATTGACCATTAGCATCTGTAAATATATAATCATATAACCCAATGTACGCATCAGACGCTGAGTGGACTTTTGCATAATAATACGTTCTATTCATAACGGCAGAACAAGGAACTACTGCAGTACCATATACTACAGATCCTGTAAATGAAGTTAATGGTGCAGGACAAGCAACATTTATATTCCATCCTGTGCTAGTGCAAGGGCCAAAAGCAGTTACAAGTAAATCTAAATTAGCTGAAGTAGGTTTTGGTACAACCATGACACAACTATTGGGCTGTCCTGTTGTTGTTTTTATTTGTCCTGTTGTTATTGTTAATGAAGTTGTAGTTAATGTATCTACAAATGCTGATCCATTCCAATCATATATCTTTACGCTAGATAATGTTCCTCCTGAAGGATACCAAGAAGTACAAGTCGCTGTATTTGAAGACTGACCTACATAAGTAGCTCCACCTGCAGAACTTTTCAGTACACCCTGAGTAGGAGAACTTAGCTTATTATAATCAACAGAATTAAGTGTAGCAATGATGCCATCGGGTACGCTAATAGGATCAAAAGTTATTATAACTGCTCCTATTGCAGTTCCTAATCCTAAATTTATTCTATAAATACCTGTTGAACCTGCTCCGGCTATAGGACTTCCACATGGAACAGGAGGTGGTAGACATTCGGCACATACCTGCTGAGGAAGCAAAATACAATCTACTTGTTGTCTTGATACAGTTCCATCTGAATACCATCCATCAGAAGCACACGTTATCATAGACGAATCTGTAAACACAGCCGTTGAAGAACTTAGGGTTGAACCATTTAAATAATATAAATCTGATACTGCCATATTAATTTTATTTTAAGAAACATCACAATTACAGCAAGAATCTGAATTTGATATATCTGAATAACATAAAGATAAAGGATAAGATTTTCTAAAATCCCAAATTAAATAAATATAACTTCCACTTGCCGTACTTGGAACTGTAAAATCTCCTGAGTAAAGCGCACCACTCCCTGTAACTCCTGTCACTAAATCAGAATCAGCAATCAATGCAGATATATCCATTGCATTATTTTCATACAATGTATCGCTGCGTAAATATCTAAACTTATCAATCGCAGGATTAAACACAAACGTATCAGGTGGTATTTGATTTGACTGAATCGTTAATGTACTTCCTGCTGTAGGGAATCCTGCTGTACCTGCAGCTCCTGTAGTTATATTATATCTTGAAACTAAAGGCGTAGTTGTGCCACTTGCAAACGTAACTAAATTAGATTGCAATGGTGATACAAATATGCCACTTGTATATCTATATTCTGCATGAACAGTATCCCCTGAATCTGAATCATTAGTAACAACAACCTGAACTAAATTTACAATCTCAGGCTCAGGACAATCTACAGTAATACTTATATCAAATGGTACTGCTGAACCACTTCTTATTTCTATAATTGCAGTTTGATCAGCTACTAAATTTTTTGCAAAACTGTAACTACCTGAGCCTGTTTGTGGTGCTGTTTCAAATTCATCACCACCATATGTTACAAATATTCTAAAAGTTATATCTTCTCCTTCTACTATCCAAGAAATATTACTATCTCCAACAATACTACTTAAATTAGTACAATATATACGATGTTCAAACGAAGATATTTTTAAATTCTGAGTAACACCACAAGCAACACATTGCACTTTGGTAGGTATTTTTATATCATTTGAAGATAATACATACTCATTCATATAAGGATCAAATCCTCCAAGCTTTTGAGTATTAAATGAATTGTTAAATTCATCTCTAAACCATGTCCTCATATTGGCATCTGATATAACACCTAAGTCATCATTAGCATATGACGTTCCCCTAAGTTGTATTACCGCACCACGTTTAGCATCAGTAAAGAATCTATTAAATCCCCATTGAATATAACTCTCAGGATTAAAGCTAATGCCATACTTTTCAGTACGAGCTATCTGTGTACCCAATACCTCAGGTACTGAAGTAATAGCACTTCCTGCAGCAGCATCTGAAAGCAAATTCTTACCTGCTAATACATAAGATATTTTATCTTCTTGTAAAACAAGCACATCAGTTTCTCTTCCATCCATTAAATATATATCTCCAAAAGAAGCCTCTAAATGCTTATAGTCTAACAATCCTAAGTTAAACTCATTTAACTTATTTATATTAGACTCAGGATTGTATATACCACTATATGTTATATCAGAAAATCTACTTGCCTCTTTGTATTGTTGAGCAGATACTGATGTAACCCTTTGTCCTAAATCAAATTGCCTTCCAACAATTGAATCACGAATCTTGTAACTCTCTGCTCCGTTACCAAATGAAAAGCAATTATAGAATCCTGTATTTACTATAGCAGGAACTCCCATATTTATATCTTGGTCTTGAACATTACCCATATGATTACCGTCCTCATCAATAGCAAATGATAAATCATTTTCAAAAAACACATCAGGCAATGCATCTGCAGGTTCTGTTTCAAATATGAAAAGACTATCTGCACGATAAACTGTTATTGTTGCATAAGCATATGAACGCCTTCCACTACTTCCTGCTCCGGAACAAGCCCAAGTTCCACTACCTAAAAAGTATAATCTATTATTTGAATCTCTATTAAATCTATAATAGTTAGTATCTAATGCACAAGAAGGATTTCCATGCCCTGTTTGAAATACATTAGCAGGTGCAGTAGCTCCACAACTTCCTTGCCAATCACCATCTCCTAATATTGCTTGAACATTATCTCCAAGAAACCAATCTTCCATATTAGCATAATTAGAAGAAGCAGTAAGGCTTTTATTTAATTCATATCTTCTTTTTTCACAAGAACATCCTTTTCCTCCTCTATCAAATAGTATATTAATTACAATTCTACTTCCTGCAGGTACATCATAATCTGTATATATTCCACCTCCATCAGGAGTAGGATAGCTCATTGGATAATAAAATACAGGGCAATCTCCTGCTCCATCTACATATCCGCCTTGTCTACCATATGCTATTACAGAATTTGGATCTTGAACAGCACTAAATGAACTTGGATTGATTTTCATATACACTCCTGTAGGAGGAACAGCTCCTGATACAGTATCTATAAATGCTGATTGTTGAGATTTTTTTTCAAGAACAGTAGCATATACACAAGCAGACATCGCACCATCTGAATCTCTTTTTACAATAAACCTATCTCCATCTTCAACTTTTCTTGCATTTTCTCCTTCAAGCAAAAAGTAAGCATCATTTGTGTCTTTATCTATAAAGAATATATTGCTATATATTGTTTCGTATCCTGCTTCATCAGGTTTTATTACAAACTTATATCTTGAAGCCCAATTAGGAGCTCTTTGAGAAACAGGAATATTTACCTGAATTGAATTTTGGTATATAGAATATCCGCAAGGAATATGCTCAGTATTATTCTTACTAACTAATGCTGTAGACGCTCTATTAAAATCATCCATATAAACAATACCAACTTCATACCCACGATTACTATGCAAACTACTTGGACTTGCTATTTTCTGATATGTTATCTCAGCAAAATTTATTGTATAAAACTCAGCAATAGTATTTGGACTAGCGTCATCTTTATATAAAGTTCCTATTATTTGCAATCCAATAACACTTGTTCCCGGATCTGACAATATAGCACATCCATAATTTCTTGTAAAAAAGTTTACATTAACTCCACTATATTGTTTAGTATATGTTGTTGTAGAATTTGTTAAATTAGTAGGAGTTAAGCAGTTTATTTGATCTGTAAATGTAATACCATCACATGATGTTGCCATTGGCTCTATATTACCAAGAAATAAAGATCCATAACCTACAGTATTTATAAACTCCGTACTATTAACCATTTCATATGGAGAATTGTAGGAAGTAGGTAAAACAAAAGTAAATGAAACTCTTGTTGTATCAGTCGTCTGTGTTGGAACATTTGTTCCTACAAAACTATAATGAACAAATGTAAATGATATATTTAATGACGAACCTGCTATTAAATCAACATGTAATAAATCTACATAAACTGATGCATTAGGAACAGTAGCAGTTTTTCCTTCTAAATTATAAGTACCCGATCCCGGAATATATAATAATGATTCTTCTCCTACAGGTTCAGATATAAGTGTTGTAGAATAATCAAACAAAACATCTTGACCATACTTATCAATCAAATTATATCCCTCAACATAATTACCATACATCAATCTATTGCCCATAATCGTTTGCGCTTTTGCAAAACGAGGTACATTGTCGTATAGTCTTAACAATTCTGAATCAGGAAGTATTGTAAATATCTTACTATTAGAAAAAGTATATTGATATATTTGGTCGTCTCCTAAATCAGTTGTATCAATAACCTCTATAACCTTTATTACATTATTATTAGACTGCTTAAATAGTAGTTCAACAGCAACAACCAATTCGCTACCTGAATTATAATTAATTATAGCGGCATTATAAAAGTTTTCCATCCCCTCATTTAACAAACTATTTATACTAAAGTTAAATTGCTTAGGAGAAAATGCAGGTTCTGACCATTGTGATGTAGCAGAATATTCACCATCTATATATTTATATCTATATGCAAAACATATAAATCTTGTATCCATATAATTAGAAGATCCTGCAGTCTTTATAAGTTGTATTACAGGCGACTCTATTGGTGGCTTTTTAATTACAAGAAGTGATTCCGCAGTAACTTGGTCTGTATATGATATAGGATTTGGGTAGTTTCTTGTTACATTAATAACTCTTGGAGGATTATAGTCATCTGTAAAGAATAATAAATCCTCAATTTTATTAACACCTGTAATAAGATATCCTGAATTAAAATTCAATACAGGTCTATTGTTTATATCTCCAATACTAATTACGTGATATGTTAAAGCATTTGTATTTATATTAAGAGACACAATCATGTCAAGAATATACAATTCATTATTTTGTGCAAAGAATGAATCATCATGCACAAACCAATATATAGTCTCATTTGCACTATCCTCAATAGCTCCAATACATCTTGCATTAAGACTTAATTGAGTTCCATCAATATATCTTAATGTAGATAATGCAACATTTCCTTTTGTATTTTCAATAACACCTACTTCAGATTTCTCTGTATCTCCCATCCTCACATTCATAGCATCAACGTATTCCCCTTCAGGTAATAGACGTTGGTCCACAACTTTATTCATCCTTCCTGCTACAAAGGTCCTTGTATCTTTTGCCATATTATTTTATTATCTTGTCCATTCCTCTTAAATTCATTAAGAGTCTTCCGGGATGAATATTACTAATTCTTATTTTAGCATTTCTAAGCAAGGCTTGTCTTTCTTTTCTTGCACGATTCACTATATACTCTTGAACACCAAACTTAGAATTTAATATCTCAAATTTAATAGCCGCATAAACATATTGTTCAAATAATTTATTAACAGTAATTAATGAATTATCTCCATTCTCCATACCATCAGAAACGTACTCAAGGATACAGAGTTCTCCTGACATCTTAGAATCAAAGTTTATAACTCCTGCTTTCTTATCTATTTTAAATGTAGGATTAAAGTTTGCAGTCTCTGTATTTAAACCAATCCTATCCCCTATGGTATAGTTGAAATACCACATCCCATCAACAACCCAACCTTCTTGACCATAGAATTGACTATCCCTATTTAGATAGATATCTTTCTTAGTACCCATTAATCTTTGATAATCTATATTAGAATACTCAGGTCTAAGTATATTTCCATCTTGATCAAAAAGAACATTTGCATTATTATCTTGAAGATATGCATTAGATGATATTGCCTGAATATTCTCAGTAAGTGGTCTTAAGAAACCATCTTTATATAAAGATATTCTAACCCAATTTACAAAGTCAGGAGGCAATACAAATCTTAATGAATCTCCAACTGTTAATTCTAATATTTTTATTTCTTTAAATGCATCATAATTTAATTCCTGTATAGCCCTTTTAGCATGGAATATAACTTTATATCTCTCTTCGTTATTAACCAATGAATGATTACCTGAATACATCAATAAGAAATTATTGACAATATCCTGAAGGCTTACATACTGATATGATCCCCAATTCTGATTGGTAGGATTATCCCCTGAGTTATCATAGTATTGGTATTCTGACATATATGCCATAAACTAAAATTATTGTTGTTGACTAAATGTTGGTTGTTCATGTTGTTCCTGAGCCATAGCAAATGATGTAACATCATTCTCACGTATAGAAACACCACAGTATTGTAATATCTTCATTACCAATTTAAACTCATCCTCTTGAGGCATTTCAAAATCCTGATAATCAAGTTGTGATTGGTCAAATACAGGCTCTCCTCCTGATAATGCAATGTAAGTCCATTTAGGTTCTTTTGGATACCTAAAGTATGTAGCATTAACTGCACCATAAGTATTTATAGTTACAGGATATACTTTCATTATATCACCTAATATAGAATATGAAGGATATATTAAAGATGGCGTTGTAAGGTTTGAAGAATTAAGTAATGTTATTTTACCGCTTGATACCTTATCTGCTTCAGCAAAATCATACTGAGAATATATTATGTAATCTTCAAAAAAGTTTACATCTTGAAATATATCATCTTCAAGATAAAGAGTTGTTTCATCTTCAACAAATGAAACTGTAGTATTTTTGTAAGTATATGAATTAACTACAATATCTCCAACTGAAACTCCATCTGCAATAAAATCAGCAGAAGAATCAATTAATTGAAATGGTAAAGTATCTGAAGTCCAATGTGAAGCCAATACTTTTGTATTGCATATAACTTTATTAATCATATATGCCTCATTGTTTGTTGTTGTCAATGATGGTATATAAAATCTATTTGTAGGATTATCATAACCTGTAGGTTTATTAAATAAATAATCACTAACTAAAAAACTTTCAATAGTTTCAGATATGGCTTTATTGATATCTGAATAGTCCGTACCTGATGTACGAGCATTTTCAGCATTTATAGTCTTATTGAAATTACTGAAATATTCCTCAAAAACTTCCAACTGAGCCTGTTTTGCAAATAAGTTAAAGTCTGATGGAGAGATATATCCATAGTTATTCTTATTTAGCACAGACAATACAGTATTTCTTACTGAGTTTATCATCTATTTCTTTTTTACAAATATACAAAAAAAAGAGGGCACAAATTGTACCCTCCTTTTCTATTATTAATCACACATAAAACTACTATCCAAAATTAGCATCTAACATCTTAAGTGAATCTAATCCTTCATCACTTTGTAAGTAATAAGCTGCAGCGTCATATGGTTCTTCCCCAAATGGAATAGACATCATTTTTTTCTTATTTGTTGCAGTATTAAACCAAATCTCCTTATCGTTATTCCTCAAAGTTAATAAATTATTTTCAAAAAACATACGAACCTTAGCTTGAAATTTCAATTCAGGATCATTTAGTATGTCTAAGAAATCTTGAGGATAATTCTTGGCAAATACCAATATATCTCTTTTTAATTCAGCAGTAGATACTGTAGAAGGATCTTTACCAAACATAACACGAGACACCATCTCTATTTGGTCTATAGTAAGCTGACGAGCTTCTATTAATGCATCTACTTCTACATTCAAATCTTCTACTTGTCTTGAAGCATCTTTCTCTTTATCAACCTCTACAAATGAAATACCATTAAGAGGATGGTAATTAAGAAATGCCTGTAAAGCAGGATTTTGTTTTGAAACACTTAATAAGCCATCTTCAAAGATAATTGGTTCAAGAATAGCATTGCCATCTTGTTCATCTTCAAATGGAGACTTTTGATTTGTTGCGTACCTAAGTGCACGATTGATATTATTCTTTTCATCATACCACATTAAAGGATAACGTGGATGGTTTCTTGAAGGTAAAACATAAGATAATGGGCTTCCATTTAATAATCTATACGTCTTATTTGTAGGGGTTGTACTTTTTGCCATTTTATATAATTTAATTGAATTTAAAAATAATTTAAAAAAGCAGGGGATTTTAATGTCCCCTGCTCTATTTTAGTTAAAACTATGCACCATAACGGAACAATACAAAGTTGTTTGCACCAAGTGTACATACGCAACGCTCAGAAAGGAAGTTAACCTCCATTGCATCTAAGTCGCTTGTAGCAGCACCACCGGCAGAACCTGTAATCCAAGTTTTATACTTTCTATCTTCTGCTTCAGACGCTCTGTATCTTACGTGTAAGAAAGGACGCTTAGCATTTTTACCCATGATTTGGTCGTAAACAGATGTAGAACCTGCAGGAACCATAAGTCCTGTAATTGATCCTGCACCTGCAGCTACTAAACCACCTCTCATAGTTGGATCATTTAAGTATTTCCAATCAGTCTTGTAGAAATCATAACCTCTACGGAAACCTGAAAAACCTAAATTTAACGCCATGTTTACATCATTGTCAAATAGACCAAATGAAGCTGATTGAGCACCATTCGTTCCACCTGTACCTGCTGAAGGTAAACCATTCAATCCTGCTAACATATTGTCTATGTCAAATCCGAATGCACGGTTTACAAACACTACGTTCTCTTCAATCGCTCCTTGCTTATCTAAACGAGCAACAATTGAATCCCAATCAGAAAGTGAAGTTGGAGTACCTGCACCCCATACGTTACCACGAGTATTTACAACATAGAATATACCTTCAGAACCTTTGTATCCTGCAGCTAATGCTCCTGAAGAGGCAGCAGCAGGTACAGCTTCAATCATTGAAGTCTCAAGATAATCTTCAAAACGAAGACGAGTCTCATGCTCAGATTTCAAATACCAAAGGTATCCTGTAGCACCATTCTCAGTTGTAACTTCAACCCATCCAATCTGAGCCATGTCAGAACCATTAACAGCATATTTATCTTTAATGATAATTGGAGAGTTAGAATAAATTGTATCTTCAGCTTCTAAAGATCCAACCATTCCATTAGTTCCTTTTTTAAATTCAGAACCATAAATGAAGATGGTATAAGTTTGACCACTTCCTGCAGAAGCAGCTCCACCTGTTTCATAATAAGCTACTACAAAAGTAGTTGAATTTGTTACAGAAGTAACAATAGCCTTGTTGAAAGTTCCTGTTGAGTTGTTTTGGATAAACAAAGTTTGTCCTACACGAACAGCTATATAAGTAACACCTGAATCTCCAACAACAAAAGTAGCAGTAGTTGCAGCTAATGCTTGAGTTGAAGTACAGCTTGTATACTTAATGTGAAGACGGCCTTGTTCTGCCCATTTAATTTGGTCAGAGTTAGAAGGCATTTCAGCACCTACCATTCTTAAGAATGAAGATACAGTTCTATTACCATAACGCTCGAATTCTTTCTCATAAGTATCAGGAAGATACTGATTCATAAAGTCGAAGTTAGTAATATAGTTGGTAGATAATGCTACCTGTTCTGCTGACGGTTGCAACGCAAACGTCGGTGTCGATAATATCGCCATTTTTTAAATTTTTAAATTGTTATTAAATCTTTTTAATACTTCGGATTTTTAAACTCCTCCCGGAACTAGGGTTCACTTCCCTAATCTGCATTCCATCCGTCATTTTTGTAACTTGGGGAGCTTTTTGTTCAGACATATTGATATTCTTTATGCCCTTCATTGTTCCTTCAGTTGCATCTGCTAATCCTTGCTCGTAGAAGTGTTTAGCAAATCTTTCGGGATTCATTGCAATTGCTAAAGACCTGTGGTATCCTGCCGCATCTTTCATCAAACCATTCTCATCTAAAAACTTATTAATAAAGTTAGCAGGTGTCGCTTGGTTTTTCTTTAATTCTGAAGCATCTCCCGGAGCAAACGTAATTTTCTTTTCATTAACATTGAACTCAAAACCTTTGAATTCTTTATTAAAAACTTCATCTGTCTTTTGGTCAAACCATTGACGCTTACGATTGTTCTCCTCTTCTACAGTCTTCGCTTGTTTTGTATATTGCTTGTACGATTCAAACTCTTCTTTCTCGTCATTAGAAAAAGACACCGAACTTGACTCAAGTGGTATCGTATATTTTTCTTTTTGAGAATTGAAGAATTTTCTTGCTTCAGCAACAATCTTTTTCTTTTCTATTTTAACTCTCTTAATCTTTGACTCATCATCAATATCCTCATCATATCTGTAATCATCCATTAATGAATCTATATCATCTGCATCAAGACCTTCTTGTGTAGATGAAAGATAACTTTTAAGCAATTGGTCAGGATTCATTGAATCGTAGTCTTTCTTTAATTCAAGAAAATCCTCAAATCCCCTTCCTGTTTCTTTCTTATATTTCATATAAGTAGCAACATCTTCAGGTAGAGGTTCTGACTCTTGCCTTTCAGCAACTAATTCATCAAAAGAATTAATTTGTTTATTATATCTTTTGCCTATATATGAAAGAACTTGTTCTTCGTTTAACTCAGGAGCTTGTTCTACTATTGGTTCTTCAACCACTATAGTCTCTTGTGGTTCTGTGTTTAAACTTTGTTCGTGTTTTTCAAGTAATTCTTGTTCTACTTGAGCTACGCCTTTTTCTTCTACTCCATCTAAGAGTCTAACTTTTAATTCCATTTTTATTAAATTTAATTGTTACAAAATTATACAAAATTCTCAATATTTTTAACGAGGCTCAAACTCTGATAAATCAAACCCATCTAAGCTGTCCTCATTTGATTCAAAACTTAATGGAGGAAGATTATTCTTACGTTGGTTAATCAACTTAGATTGCTCAGTATTTTGTTGACTAATACGTTTTGATTTAGAATCTTCTTTTAATTGGTCACGAGCAGATAATGAACCGCCTTCTATCTCAGCCATCTTTAACTTATAGTTAAACTCTTCAGCCATTAATTGAGATTTAAGTTGAGCTTCTTGTTGCATCTTCTGTATCTCAAATGCTATCTCTGCTTGTTTAATCTGCATTTTAGCCTGAGTTTCTGCTTGTATTTTCTGCATAGCAGTTTGCGCTGCTAATTCTTGAGATTTCAATTGTTGTTGTGCAGTTACAGATTGAGATTGCATAGCCATTTTTTCTTCACGGTCTTGCTTCTTAATCCTCTTCATCTTAAGCAACTGATTAGCAAGTTTTAGATTTCTAATCTCTCTTATATCAATTGCATCCTCAAGATTAATATCTCCTTTAGATAATGCCATTTGCATATTAGCTTCAAGTTGAGATTTTTGTTCTTCATCAGGAGCTACTTCAATAAATATACCAAAATCATAAATATACAAATCTGATATATCATTTAATATAGAAACATTATACTTTCCTATTTTATTAACAAAGTCATCTTTGAAATCAGAGTATTCTAATATATCTGCTATTCTATAAGTTAAAGCCTCTGCTAATGATCTGTATATATATAACCCACTCTCAAGAATATGACGAGTTGCCGTATTTGAATTTAGTGCAGCCAACTTCTGTAACCCAACCAATGAGTCAGGATCAGGCGTAGAACCATCACGAGCTTCATTTAAACCTGTTACAGACCTAATCATATCCATATAATGATTATAGTTAGCTATAAGCATTTGAGTCTTGCTTGCGCCTGAATTTGACGTTAATTGAGTAATAGGAACTTTAGCATTGTTAAAGTCTCCATCTCCTGTAAAACTTCTACCGATAACACTACCTGTTTGAAAATAAAGACGCAATGCATCCTCAGGATTATAAGCATTACCATTTCCTAAATCAACCTCATTAAGGCCATCAGCATCTATAAATACACCATCAGGTACAACACGATTAATTACCTGCTGTAACTTTAAGTGAGTTATTTGTATCAAATCAGCAAATGGTATCATTCTACGAACCAATGACTCAATTACTCCCTTATACATACGAGGAGCAGCAGCCACATAGTTTGGCAATGCATGTTGAGAAGCAGACTTAGGCCTAACCATATTCTGAGACATCTCCCATTTTAAAAGTATATTAGTACCCATTACCATTATCCCTTCATACCAAACGTCAATAGTCTTTTGTATTTTTTCGAAGTTGCCTTCTTCCATCATTTCTGTAGGAGGATTAAACGAGTCGTCTTTTTGAATTACACGAGAACCGCCATTTTCAAGTAACTTCTTTTTAAATACAACTTTCTTAGTAGTTTTATAATTAAAGTACATCAACGTGCAAGTGTCATTAGAGAACATACTATTATTATAAAATTGAGATACATTATAATAATCATACCAACCTTTGCTATACATTGATATCTCCTGAAGTTGTTCCTTTGTTAATGTAGGATCAATCTTTAATAACTCAGTCATAGATAAAGTCTTAATCTCTCCCCAATAGAAACAATCTTTAAAATAAGGATCTTCAGTATAACTATATACCACATTTGCAGGATCTACATATGAAATCTTAACACCTTCACCTAATAAGAACTCGTGTTTAGCAATAGCAATGCCTATTACAGTATTGTCATAGTCAAGTCTTTTTCTGATATCATCATACTTGTTTTCATCAAACATAGTATTAATGGCCTCTTCCTCAGCTATCTCAATTGCAGGCTTATAATGCAGTTGCATATATAAGTTTAATTCATCATCACTCTCAGGAAGTTGCTCAGGATCCATCATAAATGGGTTTACCCCTGTAGCATTTTGTATCTTTTCAAGTATATCTTTACCTGCCATTTGTCCCTCAATCATATCCTGATACTTATTTCTAGTAGATTGAGACATAGCATCTTGTGCATAAGCCTTAACCTTAAATAACCTATCAGACATACCATTAACGACTATATCTACAAATTTAGGCAGTATAGGAACAGGAGTCCAATCTAAGTTTAGATAAGACAAATCTCCATCAATAGCTAATTCGTTTTTATATTTAGCAACAGACTGTTCGCCTCTTGCATATAATCTAAGTCTATGGAATTCCCTCCATTGACTATAGTACCTACAGGCATTCCCATCTTTCCTAAACCATTCATATTGAATAGCTTGACCAATCTGAAGCCCAAATGCCTCAGAGGCTTTTTCAGCATCAGTCGCTAACTGACTTGGGAATACTGTAGATGTTATATTGATTGCTACATTTTTCATTTAATCAATTGACTTGTTGTTCCATCATTCTTGTACCTTGCGAAGTTAATACTAATTTTTGAATCTTTTTTTTCCGGCATATATAAATGTTTCTGATTAGCCATTATAGCTAAGCCTGAGCTAATACAAGCATCAAACTTTGTTCTGTCATTTATATCAAACTTTGCCCAATCTTCTAATGTTCTCATAAATGGCATAGTTCCCATTTCCTCAGGATCTCTATACTTGCCTTCTAAATCCAATCCAATGTGTTTCTCTATGTAAGACTCGATAGCTGAAGCATGAGCCTGCTTTACGTCCTCTGATGAGTTTGGTATACCACCAAGTTCACGTTCTGTTTTTGTAAGTTTTGAATATTGCTTGTCAGGTCTATTTAAACAGAATCCTCTATATCCCCTATTTTTAAAATGGTAAAGCAATCTCGGTTTATTATTCTCTATTAAAATTGGCATACCATAAAATACGCAAGCCATTAATACTTCTTCAAAAAATATTTCTGCTGTTTGAGGACGAGCAATATATTCTAAAAAAAATTCATTTACAGGAGCTTCATCCATATGGAACTTTGTCATTCCGTGTAATGCTCCATTAGAACCCCTGCCTCCAACTACCGCAGATATATCATAAGAGTCACATCCAAATGAGCCTATATGATCATTGCCGGGATACTTAGTGCCTAATCTATCGTGTACATTATTTTGCAATTGCTTTGAAGGAGTCCAACTAACTGAGAACCTACCATTCTTTTCAGGAGTCCATATAACTTGCGTATCCTTTATTCCATCTTTCCAATAAAAAGAACCACGAGTTATATAGTGTTCTTTAATCATTCCATCATTATAATCAATCTGATGATATATCTTAGTAAGATTAAATAAAGCCTGCTTGCTCTCATCTCTAAAAGCATGCGATTCTGTTCTTGGGAACTGACGATAGAATTCATTTAGGGCATCAGAGTCGTTCTTTAAAGAATCGACCTCAGCTTCCCAATAATCCAATGCCCCATTTTTAATAAGGTTACCATCCACCCCTTTAATTGGAGTATCGGGTTTTCTAAACACAGGCATACCATAGATATCAATAAATCCTTCCATATTCCACTCCATTGGTATAAATAAAGCATATAGTCCACTTTTAGTTTGTCCGTTAGCATTTCTTGAACCTATTCTTGAATCTTCATATAACTTTTTAAAATTATCACCACCCTTGCTTAATGCATTTGATGTTGAGCCCATCATACACTTGCCTATGATTTTACTACCCAAACGCAAACAAGTTTTTGTTACTCTCCAATTGTTTAATATATTATTTGGTTTAATCCATTTACCACTCTCGTCATGAGCTAAGAATAATAACTTCTCTCCATCATATGAGTTCTCTTCTGTATTCTTCCAATCTATCGTAGTATCCAATCCATCAATCTCATCTTGACTTACGTCATACATATTCTTTTTGGTAATCTTTGATGCAGGTATCCTAAATGCTAATTCAGTCTTAGGCTTATCCATACCATCCATTATAGGCTTAAAGAAAAATGGTAGTCTACTATTAATAGGCACAACCTTATCCGTAAACATCTTTTTAGCATCAGCTCCTGTTTTTGATAGAATACCTACCCTTGCATCTCGTGCAAGCGTACCTATGTTTACGCACTCTGATGATGACATAAAAGAAAATCCTGAACGTCTTATCTTTAAATATACCATTCCAAATGATCTTATATCTGCACGACAAGCCTCCCAAAATATCCAATAGATTCTATTAGCTTCACGAAAGTCAGGATATCCCACATCTATACTTGCCCATTGTAAATACATCCAATGAGCACCTGTAATATAGCAAGGCACTCCGTTATTCATAAACCAATATCCTTCATCTCTATAATCAAATTGCTTTTCAATATAGTCAACCCATCTATCCTTAAATTGAGATGGCCTTTCATTCCAATGGAATATTGATTGTATAGACGATAACTCTTTAGGAAAGTTTATCCTTTCCCAATACTGCTCAGCTTTTACATCACTTCTTTTATAGCAATCTTTAGGAACAGCAGGTAATGCTATAACTAATCCTGAGATATTTATTATCTGCCCTATCTCTCCTGTCTTTGATATAATAACCATATCATACTCGTCATTATACCCATATATCCAAGACCTTACTTTATTCTTTTTAGATAAAGTAGTAGCAGGTACATAATCAGTTAATACCGTATATAATTCGTTATTTAGACCTTCTTTCTGCAAATCCTTGTTTTGTATCTGTTTTACTTATTCCTTTATCAATTGCCTCAAGGCTTTCTCTTTCTAATTCTATTCTATTTAATATCTCAAATGCATCAAAGATGGCTAACTTCTTTGTTGCTGCTGCATTCTTTAGTTTATCAGCAGCCAAGTCGTCACCTTCTTGGTCAGGTTTTAATATAGACTCTTCAGCAACTTTAATAAGCTCCTGTACTGCACGATGCCCTGCAGCTATTATCTTTAGTTTTGTTTCTTTAGTTGTCATCTTTTCCTAAAAATATTACTTGAATTAATCTTGAGTATTCTCCTTCTCCAAAGTTCTCATATATATTCCGAGAATGCAACAATGTTGCATTAAATGAAATCATCCTATTGAACTTAGAATATAATACACACTTTTGGTTATTATTTTCATCATAAATAGTAGTCCCATCACCAATAGGTTTATTCTCATTAAGATATAATATACAGGTAATATCACCCATCATATCATCCTTATGTATAAAGTTAGGCTCTTCTTGATTAAGTGGAGACTTTCTTATAAAATTATAATTTACTTTATAACCATCAAACTTAGATAATACATACTTAGCAAATTCATCATCGTGCTCACGAGGTTGTATATTCTTAAATGTTTTTTCTCCATCAAATACATCTTGGAATCCATTATTATGGATATCTTGTACATACAATTCAGGACTTGATAATACGTTATCGAATGAAGTTATATTCATAATTTAATTGTTATTTGATGGTCAAATATCCTATATAGTTTTTCTCCATCAACAGTAAATTCATACTCACTATCAGGAGAGAAGCAAACCATATCACCTGCATTAACGCCTTGACTAATTAGATATTCATTTGAGTATTTCATTACACCCATCAATGGCTCTTCTGAGAATGGCTTTTTAATATAAGACTCTGTTGCCAATATAGGTTTTATGAAACAATACCTATCGTATGCATTCCACGTGGAACCTTTTTTGTACATAAAAAACTGATCAGACTCAATAAAGAATATGTCATCTCTAAAGAAACTCTTACCGCTCTTCTGCTTTCCTTTCATATCATTATAATACTTAAAGACATTGTGATGAACAAGTAGTATATCGCCCGGAGTAATTGGGCCTTTGTAACCTAATGGAAGCTCGACAACCTCAGCATATCTGTTTGAGAACTTGTGGTCCTCCTCAGAAGTACTTACTATAACTTCAGTACCCTCTATGTCTTTTGTGTTGTCATATCTTCTTCCATTTATAGGCTTAGCTATAAAGTAGAATGGTGACTTCATTAATAATCTATATTAAATTCAATTGAAATTGGAATCGTTGAGGTAAATTCTTTCCAAAGAACTATCTCTTCCTTTTTATTTATTATATAAACAAGTATTGATTGATTGTCGGGGTTATACTTTATTAGATGTATTTCATTAGTATCCCCAAATATTTTTTGTCCAACTATATAGTGCATAGCACCATTTTTATAATCAGGCCCCACAGAAATTTTTCTAATATCCATTTTATTTAATTATATATTCTAAATTCAAAAGAAGCAGGATAGTTAGTTGAATCTCCTGATAATGCTTGCCCTGAACCTGCTGTTGTTCCATCAAAAATAGCTGCAAAAACTCCTGCTATTTTATTTGTTTTATCAAACCAAGCATGAGCATTGTGATAAAAATGTGTAGGATCATTTGGTTGGCCTCCAATACTTACAGATACATAAAATTTATTCCAATTTTCATCAGGAAAATATGTACTATTATAAAATCTAAAATCCCCTTCAACACAATCATTTCCCCCACAATCCCAAGTTAAATCATATCCTAATGTATTTTCAAGTACAGTAGCGATAGGATCATTGACATCCTCTTGTGTTAACTGAGCTGTATAAACTCTATAAGGCCTTAAATCAGAAATTGTTCTCCAATTACCATCAGAAAATACTTCTAATGTTTGCATTGGAGGTATATTTTTAATATAAGTACCTGAGCCTCCAATAAATGCAGTTGTTGAAACATTAAGAATAGCAGGATTAACAGCGTCCTTATTTATTATTGTTATTTTTTCTCCAACAAAAGAAGTTCCTGCAGGAAATATTAAAGTCCCTGTTCCGGCTGCATCAACAATATATGTTCCTTTATCATTGATTGTATAATCTGTACTTGTTAAATCTATATTTTTCTTAGTTGTTGCTGTTCTACAAATTGTAGTCCAAATAGTTCCTGTAGATATAACCTCAAGAGTACTATTTTGTGGTACAAAATCTACTACTAAACCTCCACTTTCAGAATATATAAATTCATATGTAGCAGCAACAGATAAATTAATTGGATTTGGATTTCTAATAATTATCCTTTCTCCTGTATGTAAAGTTGGATCAGGAAGTGCAATTACATTATATGGCTCATAAGAATTTATAAATGTATATATACCTGAATACTCAATATTATATTGAGTAACTCCATCTAAATCAACTTCAAATGAAGGCAAAGCTCCACTTGCTATTGTTATATCACCTGCAGTATTTGCCGTTACACCATTAACAGAAATAGCCAAAGTACGTGCTCCTGTGCCTGAATAGTTAGGAGCTTCAAGAAACTTACTTGCAGTTAAATTATTCCCAAGAAAAGTAAATGTATCTGTTCCATTAAATAAACTCAATGATCCTTCTTGAAAATAACATCTTACAATATCATCTGCATCATGAAATAACCATTGCCTATCAGAAAGAGTTATTCTTCCATATTCACCTGAAGCATCATCATAAATATAAACACTATTTACACTTATATCATTAGTGGTTATACTGCCTATATCAGTTACTTGTTGTAAGTTCTGACTGCCACCACCACTACCTGCAACTTGCTCAGTTACGGTAAATAATGTAGAAGCTGTTGAAGGATGATTTGCTGTAGAATTTAAAAACTGAATTGTAATATTTGCTACACTTGCAGTTGACCAAACTATTTGATAAAAATCACCTTCAGTAATATCTAATAAGAAGTTCCAACTTACAATAGTATGTCCCGGAGTACCTGCACCACCACCGTGAGTTTTAGGTATAGCTACTACTCCTGTAGAACCAACTACATCTGCAGCACCTGTTACTCCATTCTTTCTAAGCCATATATACACATCTTGTTCAGCATTATCAGTATTTTGAAACTGAGTAGAGAACTGAAGATTATATACTCCTGTATTAGCAAATGTAATCTTTGTTAAATCTGTACCATCTGAAACTACAGTTATTCCATCATATATATCAGGAGTTTCAAAAATCATAGCCTTGCCTACATTATTTGTAGTACAAGACTGATTTGCATAAGAAAAATACTGCCCATAATGTCCCGTTCCTGCAATATTAGAAATTACTATATTCCCGGTATTATCTGCAGTTGTTCCATTAACTGATAATGCAAAAAATCCTGAAGCATTAGGCAAATCATATTGATGACTTGCATTTATAGAATCCCAACTTATAGTAAAAGGATAAGAAGAAGCTGCTACAGAAGGAATGAACCCAATGCTATGGTCTCCAATGGATATATTTTGATATCCACCATAAGCCCCATCATATAAATTTAAACTATTAATACTTATATCATTAGTGGTGATACTACCTTCATCAGTTACTTCTTGTAAGTTCTGAACTCCCCCTGTAGCATTTATAGTTACGTCACCTGTACCTCCAATTGGAGAGATTGTCACATTTGTCCCTGCAGTAATCTTAGTAACCCCTCCCGGAGTAGGGGTAGTCCATTTTATAAACCCTCCGGCTTCCTTACTTAATACTTGGCCTGCAGTTCCTGTGCTATTATAATAATCCCTAATATTCAAAGCTTTAAGTTCATCTATATTTACAAGACTATTAAAAGTAGCATCATGATCAGTATCACTTCCTACATTTAATACTTGATCTAAAGTTTGACTTCCACCACCACCTGAAGGAGTAGCCCATACTATACCTGCCGGATTACGAGTTAATACCTGTCCTACAGAACCTGTGCTTGAAGCAAAGTCCTGAATATTTGCAGGTTTAATTAATGTAGTAGTTATAAGTCCTTGAAGAGTTATATTTTGTACAGCAGCATTATTTGCATCAAGAACACTTTGTAATGTAGCAGCAGCCGGTGTGAACCAAAGTATCCCACTTGCTGAGCCTTGACTCTTAAGTATCTGACCACTTATACCATAACTACTTGCAGAATCCCTTATTTTACCTAAATGAATATTGTCAGCAGTTATAGTGCCTGTAAGATTTATATTATTAGTAGCAGAATTACCTGCAGTTAATACAGCTTGTAATGTACTTGCAGGAGTAGCAGCCCATTGTATTCCACCTATTACCTTAGTTAATACCTGACCTACACTTCCATTAGAAGATAATGTATCAGTAATATTAACAGGTTTAATTGTACTTGCAGTTATAGTTCCCGTAAGATTTATACTCTGCGTAGCAGAATTACCCTGATCTAATATATCTTGTAATGTATATTGTAAATATACCCAACTAATCCCTGCTCCTGAATTTGATAATACTTGACCTGTATTACCAAAATTATTTACAGTATCAATAATATTAGTAGCCTTAATTGAGGTTGTTGTTATTTGACCTGTAAGATATATACTCTGCGTAGCAGAATTACCCTGATCAAGAACTTCTTGAAGATTATTACCTGTCCATTCTGAAGAAAACAAAGTTAAAAGCTCTCCTAATGAAAAGTTCTTTGTAGCAAGAGGTGTCTTAGATGCAGGAACTCTAACGGCCTCCGTACCTATTAGCCTATCGCTTAATGATAAAGGAGTATTTGCTAAAGCGTACGTAGATATTTTTGCCATTATATAATCTTTATTTAGTCAACAACAATTCTTATTTCTCCTGTTGATGTTTTATATATTGAGTTAACTGCAAGTCCACCTGAGATGGCAGCAGAATTGTCTTCATAAGTTGGAAGATCATTATTAATAAGAGTAACAAACTGATTTGTTGTTGTAGCAAGAGTTATAATATCTGAAATAATATAATTCTTTGTAGCCAAAAAATCACTTGTGTCCGTTCCTATAACATAGTCCTCCAAATTAGGAGGAGCAGCATATGTATATGTGCTAATCTTAGCCATCTATTATTTTAGTTTAAAGTCAAAAGATACAAGGTCTTATCTATCAATCCAAGAATCTCATCCATTATATTCTGTATCTCAGATGGATAATTAGTCCTTTCTGTATCAACAATTGATTGCAATTCTTTTAAATGAGAAGTTGCATCCATTACTTTTGATTCAGGAATAACAATCTCAACTCTTTTAAATCTACCAAAGTAAGCCTCAGTAAAAGTATCAGTTAAATCAAGAATACCATCATAATATCCGTTCAAAGCCTTATGCTCAGCAAAAGATGTTGTCTGAAGATGAGCAATGTGCATTGTATCTCTTGAATGGAACAATGTTCCAATGAATTTTCCCGGTGTCATATTAGTCTATTTTATTTGTTATTTCTCCTGTTTGAATATTTATTACTGAATCCTTACCATATTTTTCTATCAACATCATCTCGTATGAAGAAAAATCGCCTCTAATCAACTCTATGTGCTTCAGCAATCCTTGCTTTTGCAATTCTAAATCTCCAAGACCTAACTTAGCCTTGTTGAATTCTCCACTCATTTCTTGAATCTTCTTAAGTTCTTCTTCTGTTAATTGTCTTTTTGTGTCCATTTTATTTAATTTTAAGGTTTATAATACAAAGATAATGTTTTTATGGATGTACATTTCTTTTTATTGAACTTCCAAAATAATATCCAAAAATTGATAATACTACACCCTCAGATATCCCAATGAGATGAATCCATATCTCTTTATTTTCTTCAGGTATTTCTAAATATACGATTGCATATACAATAAAACAAAAAATACTAAGCCCAACAAGCCCCGTTAGATAAAAAAGAAAATCAAATTTATGTACTTTTGATATTTCAATTTCCCTATTCCTTGCAGAAACTTTATCTTGTACTTCTAAATCAGATATTTCTTTTAAATAAATTAATGCTTCAGCCTTAGATTCAGGAGTCATCTCCTCATCTTTACTAATTAGGTTCTTTACTATACCTAAAACTCCCCTTTCAGGGAGTACATCGCCAACAGTATCCAATATTTTTGGAGCTTTATCGTTTAAGAATTTACCTAATTTAGTATCCTTAAACTTTTTTTTATCAGGCATTTTATATAGATTTTAATTGAAAGTGCATTCCATCTTTTCTTTGCCAAGTACCACCCCACTCAAAACCTGCATCTATAAAACATTTTACAAACTCTGCAGATAATGCCGGAGTCATATTCAACTGATTCCAAGCAGCATTAACATCTATTGCAATTCCCCAAGAGTGTAAACTCATTGAGCTAAGACCTCTTTTCTTTCTAATGTTAAAGCAGCCATCAAATGTTTTAAGCTCAGTTATTTTCCCTGTATCTATAAGATTTTTAAATGCCTTAGATAAAGGAGCAACCATATCTTTATTACAATAAAGCTTCTTAGGTATTACACCTACCTCTAAATTGGTAGGAACATCCCATACTGCCATACTACGCTCTAGTGTGGGATCTCCGTATTTTTTTAATGCTTGTGCTGATGTTACCATTATCGTCCTTGTCCTTTATAAGATTTCTTATATAATTTACTACTCTTTAATTTAGAGGTTTTATTCTTTGCCTGAACTCCTTTAGTCTTAGACTTCTTCCTTATTGTCGGCAGGACTGATGTTTGCTTTGCCATTTTTATTACTTATGAATTTTTGAATTTCATTTACTGTCCTAACTAAAGTATACCCTATTGTACACAAAAACAAAATTGTTTGCAATTCTGCATTAATACTTTGTATCTGAAGAACAAATAAGCAAAGAACATTAGCACCAATAACCTTTATGTCATCAACTTGAACATTCATCATCGTATATATTTTACCAAAGCGCATTAACTAATGTTGCTGTTGTTCCTGTTGACCTAAGTTTTACAACCTGAATTGGGAGTGTTGTTCCTGCAGGCACACCTGCAAAAGTAATAGTATCTCCACCTAATGTTACAACTGATACGTTACCTGCCCCACCTATATAAAGATAACAACCCGTATTACCTAACCCTGCTTGTGGAGACATAGCATAAATAGTATAAACCTGTGCTGTTGTTGTAAAGATATTGGCATTCAAGGTAAGTTGAGTTTCACTATCCACACTAACTACAGTTGCTGCTGTTGATGCCGTATCATTATGAATAACATCTCCGGGATAGACATTGCTTGTAATAAATGTTGCAGCAGAATCAATTAATTTAAGTGATGTTGCTGTTGTATTTGTTCCTGTTGTTGTTACAGCAGGAAACGCAATATTTGCATTATCCGAAGGATGTGCCCTTAATGCTCTTGTATATACTAATGTAAATCCGCTCATACTATTTATTTTTTATTTTGATAAGGAACCATTTTGTTTAAAGCCTCTCTTCTCTTCTTACATCCGCAATCTTCTTTACCCATTGCTGACGCTACTGTCTCTACTACTTTTTTTATACCTGTTGCTGTTGTTATCTTGTCAATTGTATCTCCAAGACCTTTACTTTTGTAATTTGTCTCCATCTTTATTAATGATTAAATTTTTAATTAAATTATCCCACGCCTTTGAACACTTATCAAATAATAACGTGATTGAAATTATGATTGATTGAAACTTCTTTTTCATAACTATGGTTTTTAACGTCCTTGTTTAGCTTTTATCAACTCAGCTCTTGCTCTTATTATTTCAGCCTTACCTTGCTTCCTTGCTGAAATCTTATCAGCAGAAGATTCTTTTCTATCAGCTACAGCTTTTATTTTATCAGCCTTTGAGCTTAAATTGTCTGCTCTATTTTGTCTAATTGAAGATAATACTTCAGCTACTCTTGATCTTGGTGCAGCAGTTGGTGTTGCAGACAATGGCATATCTCTTCCTCTTTTCAATTCAGCCTCTTGCGCACTTGTTGCATGATGCTCTGACATTGTACTTAGAGTAGGTCCTTGATTTGCTCTTTTGCGCTCATAGTCAATAGTATATTGACTCATAGGAGAAGAAGGATTAGGTTTAGTCGATGGCCTATCTACATTAGCTCCCATATTATTTTCTCTTTTGCGCTCATAATCAGCTTCACTCATAGGAGAAGGATTACGTTTTTGTGGTCCTGCTGCTGCTTTATTTTTTTCATACTGAGCTTTAGTTACAGTAGGAATTTTCTTATATCCTTCTGATTGGCGTCTACTTGACTGAACGTCTTCTGTTGATTGGCGTTTAGCTTTTTTTCTTTTATCAAAATCTTGCATGGTTATTTGTTTTTGTTTTTTAAAAATATTTATACTTTATACAAAGATATTAAATTTTCGATACTCTTTTTCCCATACCTACTTTTGACTTCTCTGCTTTTTTTGCAGCTAGTTTAGAAGGAGATATTTCATTCCTTGTTTTTGGCGTAGCAGAAGAAACTCTTTTACTTGGTCTACAATACTCATTCTTCCCTCCTGCCCCACACGCCTTCCCTGTTTTTGTATCAACCCACTTCTCTGCCTGCCATCTTTTTAATGCACTACCCTCAGAACTCTTTACCACATTACCTGATTGCTTCCTACATTTAGCAATAGCCTGTGATGCCCTTGCCGAAGGAAACACATCATACTGAGCTTTTACTTTTTTATAGCAGGAGTCTTTCATTAGTATTTACCTTGTCTACCTTTAGGATTAGATGTTGTTGCTTTGCCCGGTCCACCCCAAAGATAACTGCAAGCCCAATGCTTAGGAGTTAACTTATCAGTAGCACCATCACAGCCATGTCTTGCACGAAAACTTTTACGAGCTGCAGCAGAATAATTGTTGCCATAACCCTTTGCTCCAAAGTGAAGAAGTTTCTCTTCACCATTGGAACAAGCTTTCACCATCATCTTCTTCCCTGCCTTATCAGAGGGAACAGGACGATTACATTTCATTTTTGACTTATCAGCCATAAGATTAACTTTATTTTGAACGAAAATCTCTACTTGGATGACCTTGCTGACTAACCTGCTCAGTTACCGTAGCAGTAAATAAATCATCAGTATTCTTCACCTCAACAGTTGTTTCTTCAACAGGAGCTTCTACAAATGTCATCTCAACAGTTGTATCTACAGTTTCTTCAACAGCAGTTGCTTTTTTACTTGTTGCCATTTTTTACTTTTTATTAATTAACAATAAGGATTGCTACCTTTCATTCCGGTCTTGCCTTTAGCAGTACCTGTAATTTTAGATGCAATGCCACCGCTTTTTATAGCAGAGGCTGCTTTACCTTTTTTCATACCACCGAATTCTTTAATGATACTTGAAGTAGCATCAGATCCTGCAGGCATCTGCATTCTTGAAGAAGCAGGTAAATTTGGAATTGCTTTAATACTTGCCATGTTTTTAAGTTTTAGTATTTTTTCTTAATCATTGTTTTAACTGCAGATTTTGCAGCACCTTTAACAGCACCTTTTATCGCACCTTTTATTACAGGCTTATTAGCCGCAGCAGGCATTTTCATCCTTGATGACATTGGTAAACTTGGGGTTGATTTTGCTTTCGCCATTGTTTTTGTTTTTAATTGTTTATGAAAACTGTTGCCCTAATGCAGGGTTTAATGTTTGTAATCCTTGTATACGACCTGCTGAACTTGGACCTCTCTTTGATTTCCTCTGTGCAATAATCATATCCTTTAATTTATTATTCTCAGCCTGAAGGTCACTTACATCTTTAGCTTGCTTGTTATTAAATGTAATTTCATTTAACGTATCAGCAATACTCTTCCTCTTCTCTTCCTTATCTTTAACCTTTTTATCCTTAGGCATCTTAGTCGATTTTTTTTGGTTCAGGAGTTTCTGCTAATGGCGTATCAGGCCTAGCGTATTTAGCTATTGCTTGTTTTACGTGTTTAGCACTAACACCCGAATATATGCGTCCTAGTTTTTTGTTTTCAGAATCCATAAGCGTCCTACTGTAAACAAAATTTTTTTTCCCTGATGCTAATCCTGTTGTATCAGTTTGATAAAAATTTTCTTTTCCTTTATTTCCAAATTTTTTCTTAAAATCAAATGTAGGATTTTTATTCTCCTCCATTTTTTGCTTTAGACTTTTTCTTTTTTTATCGTCTTCCATATTATTTTATTTTTTTTGGTTCAGGTGTAGTTGCTAATGGGGTGTCCGGCCTTCCTCCTGTCTTACTTTCTTGGTATGCTCTTCTCTCAGCTCTTGAACTTCCTTCAAGCCCTTGAGGTGGAGCTTTGTAAAATATAGGATTCCTAATAATGTTTTCTACATCTTTTCTATCTGCTGTACCTGATTTAACTTTTTCATTCCTTGCTAAAGTCTTAGTCATAGCAAATTTCTTTGCACCTGCACCATATCCTGAAGTGTCACTAACCTCTCTTGTAAATAATAAATCTCCACTATCAGAATAAACTTCTTGCTTTACGCCTTTCTTTTTTTTATCGTCTCCCATATAAAAATGTTTTAACTTTGAACAAAGATAATAAATTTAATTAAATGAAATCAAAAAGAAATGACTTCCTGAAATATTGGAAAGTAGTCAGGTATTACATTAAGGCAAGGTATGAAATAAGCCAAGCAGATTTAGATATGATGTTGTTCTTATACTCAGAACAATACTTCACAAGAAAGAAGTTCGATAAGTTTGATAAACTTCTTACTTGGGATAAGAATAGATTTAATAGCCTATTAGAACGAGGATTCCTCTCAACCTTCAGAGCCAAGCACCCCAAGAGCAAACCCCTATATGAATTGTCATACAAGTCCCAAAGGATGATACACGAAATGTATAACAAACTAAATGGCGAGGAAATCTCAGTCGGTTCTCAGCATAACCCACTATTTAAAAGTAGTGCGTCATATGGCGACAAGATATATGCACAGATGATTATAGAAATGAATGATGCTATAAAACAACGACGACGTCAGACTCCCGAATAATCGTATACTGCTCATCATTTATTAGCATAGTGAAGCTATGACCTTTGTCATAGTATATCTCACTATCCCTCTCAATGGTAGCTACGTCAGTACCCGGCTCAACTACAAGACCTTTCTTGTATCTTAACTGATTAGTATCGTCACCCGATAGTATAAGTCCTGACTGAGTCTTAATCTCTTCGTCAATGTTTTTAACAATAATGTATTTACCGATTGGTTTCATATAATTAAAATTCAATGTTTGCCCATATAGGTGAATCGTCACCATCAAAAGAATTGCGTAGCGTATTCTCAAAGTAGTCAACAGCGTCTTCAAAAATCATCTTATCATCATAAACCAAGATATCAATGCACTTGCTTACTGAATAGATTAGTCTTCTTGAATCTAAACATACCCCGATTACAGCATCGCTGAATCCATCGATTGTTAGAAACTCATCCTCAGGATAAGCCTCTATTATTTTACTTAGAGTCTGCCCCATATGTTCTTGCTAAAGTTATAATTGCATTAGTAGATAAAATTGTTGTAGCCACACTCACCGCATTTTGAAGTGCAGACCTTGTAACTTTCAATGGATCAATAACACCCATCTGAATCAAGTCACCCTTCTGTCCTGTCTTAAGATTATATCCATAACCCAACTCCTCACTACCACTATAAATGTCGGTTGCTTTTAGTCCCGCATTTTCTAATATTTGTGACAAAGGAGCTTGGAGGGCGTCAACCATTATTTTCAATGCCACCTGTTCTTCTTTACTATCGGACTTATTCTCAGGCAACTGAATTTCGGCTAACGCCTTCCCTGCACCCGGAAGGATACCTTCCTCTAATGCCGAACGAACTGCACATACTGCATCGTCAACTCTATCATATAATTCTTTTTGCTCAAGATCTGTTTGTCCACCCACAAAGATAACACCTACTCCACCCGTTAATGAAGCAATACGCTCCAATAAAAAGTCTTTGTCCGCTTTCTTAGTAGAAGATGCATTAGTGTCCCATAGCTGCTTAACCCTTTCGTCAATTAGGTCTTGCTTGATCTTCACATCAGATTTCAATATAACCGTCTTATCCTTGCTTACAATCACTCTCGCAGCATGTCCAAGATCAGCATAGTTTATAATGCTCAAGTCGTCACCTGTCTTTTCGCTGAAGTATGTAGCACCCACACTAAGTGCAATGTCCTGCATCAACTCGTGTTGCTTATATCCAAATCCCGGAGGAGGAACAGCACACACTTTTAAGTTCCCCTTCATAACATTCGCAGCCAATGTGTTTACAACATTCGCATTGCACGGAGATATTATTAATAACTTTTTACCCTCACTAATAATTGGCTTAAGCACATTCTCTAACTGCAAGATGTTCGCTATCTCCATATCTGCAACCATAATCATCACGTCCTCAAACACACACTCATCTTTCTTTTGGTCAGTTATAAACAATGGACTTAAATACCCCCTGTCAAACTTCAACCCCTTAGTCGTCTCAGCATATGTCTCAGCACTCTGACTCTTCTCAACCGTAACAATACCATTCTTACCCACGTCATTATACACCTCTGAGATAATGCGTCCTATCTCCTTGTCATTATTTGCGGATATGCTGGCAACATCTAACAACATTTCGTTGGTAACTTCCTTCGCTTTAGTTTTCAAGTTCTCCACCACGTAATTGCTTATGTCCAAAAGATGTCTCAACACCTCCGTCCTGTTATGCGTCTCATCAATATACTCAAGACCACCAAGCACTAACTTCTCCGTAAGGACAATTGCCGTAGTCGTTCCATCACCTGCACTCGTAGCTGTACGCTCCGCCGCCTCCTTCATCATCTTAACCGCAAGGTTCTCAATAGGATCAATTAGGTCAACTGCCTTTGCAACAGTTACACCATCCTTAGTTACCGTAATGCCTTGTGTGTGTTGGGGAGATTCAATCAGAACAGTATTACCATTTGGTCCTAATGTGCTCTTTACTGCACGTGCCATCTTCATAACACCATTGATTAACTTCTGTCTACCTTGCTGACCAAACTGTAGATCCTTTGGCATGTATGCCGTGTTGTTTGTAAAGTCCATTTTAATTAGATTTAATTATTTGAAAACAAAGATAAGGGTTTTATCAATTCAAACCAAACTACTGCACATGTGCAGTAATGTCAATCTTCTTCTTCCCTACTCTCTCTCTCTCTCTCTTTCTATTTATATAAAAATCTCCCATTAAAATTTGACTTCTAAATTGACATTTTCGACATTAGTATTAATAATCAATTAGTTATCTATTTATTTTCGTCGTAAAAACGACATAAAAAGAATAGTAAATGTCAATTATATGGTATTATATAAAAAAAAAGAGAGGTAAAATTAATTACCCCTCTTTGAATTTGGTCTAAATGGTCTAACATCCACCCATCATACCCTCATTCATTTCTGATTTCATAGTACCAATTGCAACTGCATCAGCCATAACAGATATCTTATCTGCACGCTTAAGAGCTTTCTTAGCTTCAGCCATCTTGGTGATACCCATCCTACTGTCAGGGGCATTGTTAATTAACATTCCGCCATTAACATCGAATCCCATCTTAGTACCGTTACGTTGGTAGATACTATTACTCAAATTTAAAGGTTGTTTCATACTTATAAGTTTTTACAAATTTAAGGAATTTTTAGATATGCGTAGTAGTTGGGTTCTATAGCGTTTATGGTTGGCCGGCCCGTAACCGAAAGTCGATTATTTTTTCGGGGGTGGGGGTGTCTAACGGCGAGGCGTATCCGAAATTTTTGGCGTTTTCGTGGAGCCATACTAACGGGGACGGGTAGACGCTGAATAGATATACGCATAACGATTTATTATCATAGGACTAACGGCAACATATAACGCTGATCACTAA